GATCCTGCTAATATACCTGACCCTATCATCCCTGCCCCAACAATCATATCTGTTATAGCGTCTCTGTTATAAGCTACCCTTCTTCCTTTTAAATCTTTTAATTTTTGTTCTAATCCTTCCTTAGACCGTTGAAGTTCAAACCTTTCAGATGATGTAGTTTCTTTATGTGCTATCTGATTATCTTTATTAATAATGTCCGTCTCTACCTTTTTAATTTTAGAGTTATAAGGATTTAGAACACGGGCTTGAGTCATAGGTATAATTGGAACACCCACTCGGAAAGACCTAGATGCTCCTCTAGCAACTACAGTTAAAATAGGAAATAACAAATGAATTAAAGCAGAAGCACCCTGGTAGTCGTTTTCATTTCTCAAATCTTTTACTCCTCTTAAAAACCTATCAGCGATTGGAACATAGATTTCTTCAGGACTTAAGTTAGCTACATTAGAATCCATCAATAGTTCTTTGTTGATAGTATCAGTAGCAGTAGCGTTCACACCTTCTTGGCTTAATATCTCAAGTCCTTGATCCTTAGTCCATTTTTGTTTGTAAAGATCAGCAGCTAATTCCCCTGCTTTCTTTGGATCATTAGGTATAGCGTTATAAGCATCTTTCCACGCTTCAGCCATTAACTCTGATCTTAATAACTGTCTTTTAAATAACTCGTCTATAGGCATTATACCTCGTAGAGGAAGTTTCATTATTTCGTCTATTATCTTCCCAATCGGCATACGAGCAAAAATATGTTGAACACCTGTTATTTTTTCGCCTTTTAATCTTTGTCTTCTTGCTTGTTCCTTGGCTGCTTCAAACAACTTAACAGGGTCTCCCACTAATACATCACCAGTTAATCTATTAAGTCCTGTAGCCCCAGTAGCTCCTTTTAAATTCTTAGCAGTCATTGCGACAGCTCTTCCTGTGCCTTCCCAATTTCTGAAACCTTCCCTAAGTCCATATAAATTAGCTTGGAAAGTAAGTATAGCTTCTTTTACCCTTCCTGATTCAGAACTTCTAAATTCTTTGCTACTCAAGAAATCAGCTATTGGTTCTGCCCCTAATTTAGCAAACTGTTTAAAACTACTTGAAATACCTCCCAACGCACTAGCTAAAACAGAACTTGTTTGGTGAATCATAGCGTAAACCCTGTAATTTCCCCACTGTTTCATTATCCTAACGAACTTGTTTTGTACATCTTTTTCCGCTAAACTGACAGCTTGTTTACGCACGGCTTCATATATCCTTTCTTCTCTAAAAGAATCTTGAGCAGCGTCTATATCTTTCAGCTTATCACGCATTCTTTTATCGGAGTCTCGTATTTCTTGTCTGATCTTATCCGTACTTCTGACTTTCTGTGGACCAGTAGGTTTAGGTGCTAAGTGTGCTCTCATCTCAGACACTATACCTCTACCTTCCATCTCAGCTCTTTTAGCCAACTCTTCTTTAAGTTGTTTTTTCTTTAAAGCCTCAGCCTCTAACTCATCGTAGAACTTAATCTTTTGTTGCGTCTCTACTAATACAGGATCAGTTTCTTCTATGTTTCTACCTGCTTTTTCAGCTGCTCTTCTATCTAAATCTGTATCATCAGCAAAGCGTTCTCTTCTTTCATCTAACCTTTTCTGTGCGATAGCTCTTCTTTTACGAATAGACTCCAACATCTTAGCTTCCTGAAAAGCTTCGTCCATTTCTAACTTAGCTCTATCAATCTCATCAACACGCTTACGCATATTGCTTCTAAGGAAAGCGATGTCTTTATCTAAATCGGCTATTACACCTTCAGATTTTTTAGGACCAGTAGGTTTAGGAGTTACTTCTGCTCGTTGAGCACCTAACGGTCCTGTTTCTAATTTTAATAACCGTGCTCTTTCAGCGTATCTTTTTTTAAGAGTTATGATTTGTTGTCTAGCTTCTTTATAAAAAGCTATCTTATCTTCCTTTTCTTTAACTCTTGGGTCTTTATCTTTAGGTTTCTTAACACCTGGTTTAATAGGTTCTTTAGCGAAAGATGATCTTAATTCTTCAAGTTCTTCATCTAGCTTAGTAAGTTGTTTGTTTATTTCAGCCTCAGCTTTAGCAGCTTGAAACTCATCAGTCATCTCAAGAGCAGCTTTATCTATTTCTTTGACCCTACTCTTTATGTTTTTCTTTAAGAAGTTTATATCTTCGTTGACCTTCTCCAACTCGCCTGGAACTTTAACAGGTCCTTTAGGTTTAGTTATCTCAGCTCGCTGCTGTCCAAGTGGACCTGTTTCTACTTTAAGTAGTCTAGCTCGTTCTTTTAACGCTGCTTCTAATTTTAAAGCGTCTGCTTCATTAGCTTCGTGAAACTTTATCCTATTCTTTAAATCTTCTATTTCAGCGTCAGCTTCTGCTTTCTTAGGTTTATCTTTAGGACGAATTTTATTTATATCGCCAAACCTTTTCTGTAATTCTTTAAGACGCTTCTCTAACTGTGCTTTCTGTTTAGCTTGTGCTTTAGCTACCTTCTTAGGGTCTTGTAAAGATATGTCAGACTCGACTACTTGTTTCTGTAGTAACTTCTTCGTCCTGTTGTTTACCTGCCTAATCTTAGCTAAGTATGAACCAACTTCTTTTTTATTAGCCCAATCAGGAGCAGGTCCAACTTCTTGTCTTATCTTTGCTAAGTCTCCTTCTTCAAGTAACTCTAAATATGTTTCAAGTTTAGATTCTTCTTGTGCGATTTGCTTGGCTTCTCGTTTACCCGTAGCGTAAAAGTCTAACCTATTCTGTATGTCTATCTCTTCTTGAGACTTCTCCTTACCTTTCTTAGCTTTTTGTTCTGGTCTTAATCCTGCAAATTCTTCCTGTGCTTCTCTAAGTTTCTTTTGTAACCTAGATATTATAACTTCTTGCGGTATCTCTTTAGGTTCTTTTGCTGTGGCTTCCCTTAATTTATTTTTAAAATCTTGCGTAGTTTGTCGATCAAGTTCTTGTCCTAATCTTTTAAACCTAGGTCTAACATCTAACGCATCTTGTATGTTTTTAAACAAACTAACATCAGCTTCGTTCTCGATTGCTTGTCTTAACGACCTTTCCACATCCCCCCAAGCACCTCGCTCGGTAATTGCTCTTTCACTAAGAACTGTTTGATAGTTATCTTTAGCAGCGTCTTGCCTATGTGATCGTAAACCTCGAGCTGCTAAAGCAGCCATTGGGTCACTAACTTTTTGATTTAACTTTCTTAAAAATACAACTTCATCTAAAGCAATCTGTAAAGCCCTAACATCTTTGTTACCACCTTCTCTAAAAGTGTGTATAGCTTTTGTAAATATAGAAATAGAATTATCGTAAAGTTTTTTACCTTCTCGAATAATATTCGGACCTTCAATAGTAGGTACATCTCCTCCTGAAAAAGCTGCTTTAGTTCTGTCTATTAAACTTTGTAACTCACCGTCTCTCTTTAATACTTTAGGTTTGGGTGCTTCAGGTTTCTTAGGTTCTTCTACAACTTCAGGTTCTTTGACTTCTACTTCTTCCTTTTTAAAAGTCCCAGGTTGTTGTTCTATTACTTCAGGTAAAGCGGTAGTGTCTCCTTGTTTAAGTTTATCTTCAGTTTCTTTATAAACAATTGAATCAGTCTTTCCACCTCTACTACCATCTGGCTTTAACTCATAAGTCTTAGTTCCTTGATATTTACCATCAAACCATTTTACTACAACTTCAACAGGGTCTCCGTATTCGTCTACACCTTTCCAAGAACTTGTTTGTACTTCTACTTTAGAATCGCCTTTCACTTCTTTAGTAGTTTGCCAACCTTCTTTAGTTACTTCAGGCTCTTCTGCTTTAGGTTTTAAAAGATCAAGATCAAAAGATTCATCTACAAAATTACCAGGGTCTTCAACAACTTCTTCTACAGGTTGTCTTTCTTTAGGTACTTCTAAATCTTCCTCAGTGTACTCTCTTAAATTTTCATCAGGTGCATCTAACTCTTCTTCAGTTAAAGTTTGTTCTTCTTCTATAGGTTTGGGGTTAGCTTCTGCTTCGTCAACCCTGGCATTCTCTTCTTGTATCTCTTCTTTAAGTTGTTGGTTTAATTCCTTAGCTTCTTCTACTTGTTTTTTCTTTTTCTTTAAAGCAGCTACTCTAGCATTCTTTTCTTTAAAGTTTGTGAATATACCTACATCAGCAGCTTCAGCTTGTATTTCTTTATTGATGTCATCTATCTGCTTAACTAAATCACCATCCATCAAGTCGGTGAGTTTAACAGCTTCAGCTCTACCTGCCTTACCTTTGGTCCTCCAGTAACTGAACAATCCAACACCTCCGTGCATAGCGGTATTCAAAGTTGCCCCTACTCCTGCGGACACTAATAAATCCCTGTAGACACCTTCTTTTACATTCCCTGCTTCATCGAACAATTCTTCTTCTTGCAGTAACCCAGAAACAGATTGCCTAAAAGCAGACTCTAGTAAACCTATAGCAGCACCACTAACAAGTTTCTCTCCTGTTTTGGTTATAATATTCCTGTAAGAAAACTTACTTCCTGTTTTTGGTTGTAGAAATTTAAACACAGGTAATCCATCTATGACCTTAACAACAGGACTAGCGTTAAAAACACCAGCAGCCATTACTTCTGAAATCTTAAATTTTTTCTGTGATTTGTAATGTAACTGTATCTTTTGGTTGGCTACATTAGATAACGCTCCTATTCCTACCTCTGCTGCACCTAACCCTAACAGACCTAAAGGAGTAGCTTTTAAACCTCTAGTAGCCTTAGCGGCTGCCTTTGCTCTATTTAACCATTTAAGATAAGCGATGTTACTAGCGATAGGAGCAGTAAGTTCTACACCAGTTCCTAAAGCTAAACCAAACCACTGCTCGCTTGTAAACTCTTCGCCACTTTCTTGTTGCTCTGTTGTAAGTTGAGGGTTTTGATCAAGAAGTTCACTTACCATTATATCCCCTGCATCTTCGTACGGAGCAGGTAATCTTTCTTCTACTGGTACTGTAGATTCATCTGGTTCTTCTTCAGGTTCTTTAGGTGAAACTTTTTCTCCTGCTATTATTTTATTAGCTAATTCAAAAGACATTATAAAGGTTCTCTAGGGCTATCAATTAAGTTAAACTGTACAGATACAAAGTCAAAATAAGTCTTCTCATTGTATATTCCTAATTCAATATACTCTTCAGATGTTTTTTCTTCTTCAGGAGTCAACTTTATTCCTTCTAAGTCTTTCATTAAAACTTCCCTCCATTCTTTTACTTTCATTTCCGCTTCCAAACGACTGCCAAATAATACAACATCATCTGTATCTAAATCTAACTCAGAAACTTTCTTCACTCCTTCTCTACTATACCTAGATAAACCAAAGTTATAATAGGAAAGTTTTTGTTGTTGGAACAACTCCTTAGCCTCCATATCTTTCCTGTCATCTTCTATAACCTGACGCTTTATGGACCCTACAGGTGCTCCCTTTTTAATGTGCATTAAAGATTGATAAGCTACAGGATCAGCGTACTGTACACCAACTAACGATTTAGCTGGAGTTTTAGTTCGTACTTGTTGTATTTGTGGTTTATCTTTTTCCTCTAGTGTTACTTCAACTGTATCGCCTACAATTTCAACTTTAGATTCAGGCTTCATACCTTCTACATCTTTCTTAGCGTTAACAATACGCAACCACCTGTCTTTTTCTTCTTGTTCTAGTTGACTTAGAATCTTAATAGTTTCCTGGTCATCTTTAGGTGCAGCGTTCTTTAAAGCTTCTTGTATCCGTTCTGTAGCACTGCGTTGAAAGTTTCTACCTGATATACCTAAATAAGTCTCATCGATTAACCTTTCTTGATCTTCATCAGGGTCTTCATAAGCAGCTTCTGTTTCATACTTCATCATCTTACCTATAGAAGAAGCCACACCTTTGTAATAAGTAGAATTTAAAACAGCACCTCGTTCTTCTGCTTCTATGCCTAACTTATCTAATTCATCCCAAGACACATAATCTTTCTTTTGGGTTAATATAAAATCTTTAACTGTAGGTGGTTTATCTGTTTGAGTCTCAGCCCATTCTAAGAACTCTTCTTGCTGTTGTTTTTTATAATCATCAGATAAGTTAAGAGGTTGGCGAGGTCTAACTAAAACATCCTCTCGGACTGTATTCAACTTCGATCTATTACCTATGTATAATTCTAAAGCAAGGTCAGGAGCGTCAGGTGATTGTGAAAGTTCAGATAATTTATTTTCGTATGCAGCAACAGGATTATTAGACTCTACAATAGAAGAAACTACTTCATCTAAAGCTTTTGGATTATTTGTTAATTCTGTACTTAAAGATTGTAAGCTAGTCTTTAAAGCTGAAATTTGATTAGGTTCTACTGCTCCTCCAAACTTCTGCATTCCGTATAGACCTATTAAAGCAGACTCGTAGAAACCTGCAAAGTTCTGTTGCTGTGTAGTTTTAGATACGGAAGCACCTTGTTGCATACCGCTTCGTATAGCAGTAGAGGCAGTGTTCATTTTATACTGAGCTAACGCAGAACCAAACACTCTTCTATTATCTACCTTAGTCATTTCCATCAAAGTAAGAAAAGAGGTAGCATCTTTGTATTTACCTTTAGTTATTAAAGTATTTAAATGAGTAGAAAAAGAATTAAGTAATATCTGTTGTCTAGCTGCTGGGTCTGTTATCCCTTGCTGCTTCATCAACTCTTCCCTGTTCAAAGCTATATTCTGAATAGTATCCAAGTCCATATTTGCACCTCTTAAATCGTGCATCAAATCCTCTTCTTCTTGGTTCTCTATAAAGTCCTGTTTAGCTTTTTCAAAGTCTGCTGTTAAATTGCTTTTATATTTAGGAGCAATAGAACTCCACATAGCTTTAGCTGCAACTGAGTTAGCTTTATCTTCTCCTATCTCGCTTACTAAACCCTGCCAGCTGTTAGACAGTTCTGTATCTACTGCGTTTAGAAAAGAGTCTGTATCTTTGTATTTTTCTACATTAACTAACTCAGCTGCTTTAGCTTGCAAGTTAGGTAACATAGTATTTCCTACATACCTTTTTAACAAAGCATCTCTATAAGCTCTGTCTCTGTTAGCTAAAGCCAAAGGGCTGAATCTATTTAAATCTTTTAAGTTCTTAACCTCATTGATTATATCTTGCTCTGCTACAGCTTCAGCTTGTTCAGCTCCTATTCTTTCTTGTTGTACCTGTAGCTGACTATACTGTTTAGTTATGTAACCAAACTGCTTTAAGCTATCAGCAAGTTGTAGAGCTTTATTAGTACCTGCTCTACGCTGATTTATTCCATATTGAAAACCAGGAAGATCAACAGGTTGAACTGTAGGTGCTTCACCTAATCCTTGTACTTGTACTCGCTCGTCCATTATTCTTTCATCCTACTTTTAATATCTAAACCTGTCCTGTATCCACTGAGACCACCACTGATAGCACCTAAACCTGCTGTTAATAAACTGGGTCTCTCAATAGGTTGACTAAGTCCTAGAATCTCTTGTTGAGAAGCTAATCCTAATTGTTGTAGGTTCATACCTGTCTGTAGACCATAAAGTTTCTCTTGAGTAGTAACAGCTGCTTGTAACCCTGCTTGTTGTCTAACATAGTCATCCATTAAAGCTTGCACTGAAAGACCTGACACACCTGCTTCACCTGCGGATACAGTAGCACTAGCAAGTTTTTCTCTAGCTGCTTTAGTTATTTTACCCGTCTCTTGAGCTAAAGCTAACCGTTTCTGTTGAGCTTCTAGTATTTCGGAAGTACGCTGAAAACCTGCTTTCTTTTGAGCTGCTGCAATAGACTGTGCTTGATAGGCTGCTTGTGCTTTAGCTTGTTGTCTTTGCCCAGCATACCCTAATATAGCTGATCCTGCTCCTAATCCTGCTGAGATTGCTGGTAACGCTGCTGCTATTGCTGGAAAACACATAATAAATTACTTCCTCTCTATCTTAAATGCCTTATAACCAGGGATATTGCAATCCTGAAAAGTAGCCCCTAACCAAGTCAACCACTTGACGCTTAGTGTATTAGCTTCCATGACATAGTTAGTTAAGTAATCAAATCCATCCATTAAATCGTCTATCCACATCTGTGATTCTTTAACAAACTTCTTCTTTACTTTATAAAAATTCCTTGTACCTAGCAACCAACAAACTCCAATGTTCCCTCTAGGACTCACTCCAAAGCTCGCTAATAATCCGTCTTGATCTGTCTTGACGCTATAGCATTTACTACTTGATTCAAATGATCCGTACACAGCGTCTCTAGGGTGGTGCATTAAACCTATACATTCCATCATATCTTCTTCCCGTAAGTCATCATATAACAAAGGAGCGTCTTCCACTGCATAAGCTTTTTCTATCTTAACCTCCATAGCGTCTACTCCTTGATATGATTGTAGATTCAAACTCAGCAGATAGTAACTTCACTGGTAAAGCACTAGAAGATTTAATTTCGATAGTGGCATCATTAGGTTGAGCTTGTACAGCAAACTTAAAGAATCCAGTCTCAGGTGTGAATTTATTAAGGGTACTGACAGAGGCTAACAAACTTGGGTTGTAGGTGTAAGTGTAGGTGTCTCTAAATTTAGGTGTGACTTCCACATTAAAGTGTCCTGTCTCTGAGTATTCAATACTACCGTTACGAATCGTTTGATAAGTATAATCAGATGCAGATCGTCCTCCTCTTTCTGTAGGTTGTTTTAAGTTCTGCTTAGAGAACCTATATAACATATCGTATTCAAAGCCTACAAAGAAATCATATTGACTAATGTATTCGTAACCATTTGGACTCCACTCAGGTGCAGAATTAATAAGCCCAGTAGCATTGTTCCAATATAAAGAACCAGCAGCATCAGGAAGGATAGTAGGTGATGAAGTATGACCTGTAGTACAAAGATATAAACCTCCTGTAATGTAAGAAGTTGATAAAGACCAAGCTAACGCTTGTATAGTTGTAGTAATTTCACTCCAATAGTCTTCCCAATTTGCACCCACTCCAGGTTCTTTAGCTGCGTCTGCTGTGTGGTTTTGTGTGCATTTATATGTCTTATTGTTATGCGTTACATGACTAGAGTAAGATACAAAACTAGCGATAAGACCACTCACAGCTGCTCTAGTAGGGTCTGCGTTATCTATAGTCAATGTCCTTTTGTTTCCGTTCTTAGTATAGAAAGACATACCGCTTTTAAATTCAAAACCATTAGAACCTACGATCAAACTGACATTAGTAACGTTAGTACCGTTAATATTTAAAGGAGTAGGAGTTCCTGTAGGATACCAACCACCTAGACCTACATAAGAAGAATTACCGTCTACTCTGTGGTCTAACAATAAAGAATAGTTCTTACCTGTGTCCACCAATCCATTCTCCATTGGTATCTTTTCTAGATAAGTACCGTCACTGTCTGTGGTAATGATATGCAAAGTAGATTCAATAAAGTAAAAACTTCTTACATCTTTATTAAAAGTAAAGGTCATCCAGGAACTCTGTATCTTCTCTCTGCCTTGCCAAAAGTATTTATATACAAACAACTTCTTATAGTCGGAGTCTGTCTGTACAATAATCATATTCTCTGATGCACTACCTTCCATCCTTACGATATTAGATGGGATGTACTTATTAACTTGTTCTGTTATCTCCGCTGCTCCGTATGTCTCTGTGTTATTATCAACAGTGTATTCAAGTAAACCTTCAAAGCTATTTCTTTTAAAGTTAAAGTATATGTGACTACTAAGTGCTAACGGTCTTATACTTTCTGATACATCATACTCAGTAACTGGAGATATAGTAACAGTCTTAGGAGTTAACAAATCCCCACCTCTAAGCACAAATTGAGTCTTAGCTGAGAATAACATGAGCTTCTCTTGGAACGCTTGTGCGTATTTAAGAATGCTGATCTTAGTGTGAGATATTCCTACATCGATAGGAGCAGAATCTAGTAAGGTTTGTGTTGTAGTCCTGAAGAAATTAAAGTATTCATCTGCTTCTGAGAACACTATTGTGTCATTTGTTAACAATCCTAACCTGTTCTTAAAGAAGAAGATATCGTTAATAGTGTTATCTTTAAAAGAAGGAAAAGGATTACTGTTATCGTCCCCTGCTGATCTAGCTCCCCAATCAACGCCCTGTAAAGTTAAACTTGTAATCTTACCCGTTGCTTGGTCAGGGATTAGTCTAACAGGCATTGTATCCTTATCTAAGAAAGTATCAATACCTGTAATAGCTCCTTTGTTAGTTCCGTCTTGAAACCACCCTGCTTCTTCTATCCAACTTCCTTCTCCAAAATCTTCGTTATCTTTTGTTTTAAACTTTACATAGTAATCATCTTGATCTAACTCTGCATCTCCTATCACCTTAACCCTAAAGCGATTATAACAAGATTTAGGAAGATCAGTAATACTTTCCACTTCCTTGTAAATAACACCTAATCCTTGGTCTGCTAATCCATCAGAAACTCTAACCATAAAATCAGAATCAGATGATAGTTTTATAATGCTTCCGTTTCTTTCTACAGTAAACTTAGTGGCTGAACCTGATATAGTAACTGAACCTATAGTAGGCATCGTGACACCTGGAGTTAAATAGTTTATATCTCCTGAAAGAGTTGGAGCATCACTTATATACTTATGAAAAGCACCATATCTAATCGTAACAAGCATACCTGAACCAGTGCCTGTGTAAGGAGCAGTAGAAACTGTACTGTCGTAACCTGTTCCTTTTTGAGTCAATGTAGAACCTGTGACTACACCGTTAACAACAGTTAAAGTACCTCCAGCCCCTGATCCTATCTTTACACCAGAATCAAATTGATCTACGAAAAAAGTATAAGAAGAATTGTAATAACGTGTATTAAAACTAGGTATATTTGAACCTCCTGATAACTGAAAAACATCTAAAGTACCTGCACCAGATATAAAAGAACTTAAACAAGTAGTAAGGTCACCAGCAATGTGTTCAGTATCTGCGTGTTTACCTGCACTACTACCTGTCGCTGGACCTGAAATATAAGTAGCCGCTGGATGTCCAGTTGTACTATAATTGTGGTGTGTTTCTGTTATAGATACAGCGTCTAAAGGAACTAACTGTCCATCCAAGTAAATGGTGTAAGCTTTCTCGTAATCTCCTAACTTAACAAATATTAAAGCATCTTTCTCTAAAGGTTGAGTCTTTAAATCAGCATCTGTCTTTCCTGTCACCGTCTTCTGTGTATTAACAAGAAAGGTAGAGTCTGCTATTGTTAAAGCTCTTAGGTCTTGTAAAGGATTAGATGTACTTAGATAGTTAGAAGCTGCAATAGAAGGAACGTTAATATGTATTGAAGTCTTAACATTAGCAGTAAGATCAAAAGCTTTTAAGCCATTAACAGAGTCATAGGTAATAACATATTTATTCTGATCATCTCTATCTACATAGTGACTAAATAAATTAGAGCTAACATTAGCACCTAAGTCAGTATCATATAAGAACCTACTATTAGGTCTTTTTACTAATCCCTCTACTACAGTGGACCAAGCGTTTACTTGTTCATCACACTGTCCAGGGTATCTTAAATTGTCAGGCTGTTGTGATACACCTTGGGCAAGGTTGGGAATGCTGGTGTTGAGCAAAGGCATTATCTGTCAATTACTCGCATTACGCTATAGTGATCAAAGATAGTTCTGTCAGCATTCTCTGAGTCGCTTTCAATAGCCCTAGCTTTAGCTTCTATCTCATCTCTTAAAGCAAACCCTTCTATCTCACGACTACCTAAGAACCTAGCAGCAAAGATGCGAGCTGATTTAACAGATATGTAATGTCTAAATTGTTCAGGTAGTTCCTCGAACTCTAACTCAAAAGTAATAATAGCTTTTAAGTCTTTGGTCCAAGTGTCCCTGTGGTTTTTCCTGTCGTATAATTTAAGACCTCTTTGTACAGCGTCTGTGTCTGTGTTTAACTCAGGGTCTAAATCTACTTTTAAAGTGTTAACAGGAAGAGTAATCTTACTAGTAACAGAATCTGGAACAAGTGGATAATCATA